CTTGTCCAGTCATTGATAAACGAACAGTTATCAATGTATGGGCAAGATGTTCTCTATATGCCTAGAAAGATTATTAATGAAGAAAAAATTATTAAAGAAATAATTGTTTCTAAATTTGACGATAGTTTTAGATTAGAAGCATACATTTCTACTTTTGATGGTTTTGGTGGTAATGGTGATATCCTATCAAAGTTTGGGGTCAGAAGTACTGATGAAATAACTTTTGTTATTTCAAGAGAAAGATATTCTGACTTCATAACACCCAAACTCGGTTTATTTAGAGATGAAAATGTTAAAGTAAAAACTCGTCCCCAAGAAGGAGACTTGATTTACTTACCTCTAGATAATGCTTTATTCGAGATTAAATATGTAGAAACAAAAACACCATTCTATCAGTTGAATGATTTATATGTTTATGAATTGAGATGTGAGTTGTTTGAGTATGAAGATGAGATTATTGATACAGGAATTGATGATGTTGACGAATCCATAAAGGATTTTGGTTATATGATCACAATGCAAATGGTTGGGTCTGGAGCAACAACTGCAAGTGCATCTGTTGGACTGATGTCCGAACTTGCTTCTGGAGTTCCCGACTATTCAATATCAAATATAGATTTACTTCATGGTGGTAGTGGTTATAAATCTGCACCAGTTGTTGATATCTCCAATCCAGTTGGTGGTGGTATTACTGCGTCTGCAGTTGCAGTAATAGACAGAGGTTCTGTCAGTAAGGTATACATAACTAATCCAGGTTATGGATATAGCACAGCACCAATAGTTACGTTTATTTCATCAAGTGGTTCTGGAACTATTGCCACATCAATTATCAATTCTGGTTCTTTATCTCCAGTTAGCATAACTTCTGGTGGACAAGGATACTCTTCTGCTCCTGAAGTTACTATAGGTATTCCACCAGTTATTGGTGTGGCAGTAACAGCAAAAGCAGAAGCATTTATCAATACTGTTGGAGTAGTTACTGCAATAAGATTTACTGATGCTGGAATCGGATATACCATGTCACCTCAAGTGACAATTGCAGAACCTCCTGGTATTTCAAGTGGATCATTTGAGTTTAATGAAATAGTTACTGGAGAAAAAACAGGAACTAAAGCATATGTTAAAGATTGGGATGGTGATACTAAAAAATTAAAACTTTCTATAGTTGATGGAAATTTTGCTTTAGGTGAAACTGTTGTTGGTGCTGCAGGTTCTTATACAGTGTTTTCAATAGAAACAGATGATGTTGATGATACCTTTGCCGAAAATTATACAATCGAAGAAGAGGCAGATAAAATACTTGACTTTACAGAAACTAACCCATTCGGAGAGTTCTAAATAATAAGTAAATACCTATACAATATTTTGAAATGTTTGGCCAGTACTATTACCACGAAATTATAAGAAAAACAATAATTTCCTTTGGGACTCTTTTTAATAACTTATACATTAAACATCAGGATGATAATGGTGCTGATGTCAGTTTAATGAAAGTTCCAATAGCATATGGACCTGCTCAAAAATTTCTTGTAAGATTGGATGAAAAACCAGATACAAGAAATAGAGTTGCTATTACTTACCCAAGAATGTCATTTGAAATGACTTCTTTAGTTTATGATAGTTCTAGAAAAGTATCAACTGTCCAGACATTTCATGCAAATAAATCTAATGGTGATAATGTAAAAGTTTATATGCCAGCACCTTATAATATTGGCATACAACTTAGTATTATGGTAAAGTATCAGGACGATGTACTTCAAATTATAGAGCAAATACTACCAATGTTTCAACCTCAGTTCAACGTGACTGTAGATTTGATTGACTCTATAGGAGAGAAGAAGGATATACCTTTTATTTTAAATAATATTGGAATGGTAGATAACTATGAGGGAGATTATAGTACGAGAAGAAATATAATCTATACATTAGATTTCACTGCCAAAGTCTCTATGTTTGGACCAATTTCAGATAGTGCAGACCCAATCATTAAAAAAGTACAAGTTGATTATTATACTGATACTCAAAGAAACAATGCATCAAGGCAGTTAAGATATACTGCAAAACCCAAAGCAATAAAGGACTATAATAACGATAAGACTACTACTTTGAGTTCCAATGTAAACGATGTAGTTACTACAATAAATGTAAGTGATTCAGTATCACTAATTGCGGATTCATATATTCAGATAAATCAAGAAGTTTTATACATAAAAGCAATTTCTGGTAACAGTTTAAATGTTCGGAGGGGGGAGAATAATACTACAGCATCTACTCATGAAGATGGTGATTTTATCAATGCAATAACTATTGCTGATAATGAACTAATTGAATATGGTGATGACTTTGGTTTCGATGAAGAAACATTTGATTTTGGTGATGGGAGATTCTATAGTCCCAATAAAGGTACTGATGTATGATAAATAATTTTGATGCAATAAATGATTCTTTAGATATAGAAGCAACAGAAGTATCTACAGAAGTAGTAAAAAAAGAAAAAACTAATCCAAAAGAAGATGGTGTAGATTCAGAAAAAGATTATGGATATACTAGAGCACAATTATATAATTTAATTGATAAAGGTCAAGAAGCATTAAGTGGTATATTAGATATTGCCCAGCAATCAGAATCACCAAGAGCATATGAAGTTGCTGGTCAATTAATTAAAAATGTTGCAGATACAACTGATAAATTATTAGACCTTCAACAAAAGATGAAAAAATTAGATGAAGAAGATTCTAAAGGACCAAAAAATGTTACTACAAATAACACTATGTTCATTGGTTCAACTGCAGACTTACAAAAAATATTAAAGCAAGGAATTAAAAATGAAGATGAATCTAAATAGTTAAAAAGTTGCAAAATATGAAATACTTTTCCGAGTTCTTATATGAAGCCAACAAAAGTGGAGATAGTTCTTTACGTGACTGGTTTGCTAAGAGTAAATCATCCGATGGAACACCTGGTTGGGTACAACTTGGTGGCAAGTATGCAGGAAAACCCTGTGCAAAACAACCAGGACAAACAACTAAACCAAAGTGTGGTTCTAGTAAAATGAAAGCAAACCTCTCAGATACAGAAGAGGAAAAGGCATTTCGTAGAAAGAACATTCAGGACCCCAATCCAGATAAAAAAGGAAAAGCAAAGAATGTTGCAACAGAAGAAGTCAAAAAAGACTATGAGTTTGAAATGGCTCGTCGTCAACTTGCAACAGTAGATAATGCTTCTAAGAGACTTAAGAAAAAAATGGGTAAGAAGGGAGAAGGTGAACTAAAAGCATGGGTACAATCAAAACTTACTAGAGCTGCAGACGATATTGATACAGTTGCAGACTATGTAACTAATGAAGAAACTATTCAAGAAGGTGAAAAAGATGCTTGTTACCATAAGGTAAAATCACGTTATTCTGTATGGCCATCCGCATATGCTTCTGGTGCATTAGTTAAGTGTCGTAAAAAGGGTGCAAAGAACTGGGGAAATAAGACTAAAAAAGAAGAAGTTCAATATTTAAATATTGAAAACTATTCAAGGATACAATCTCGTGGCACAACTTATAGTATACTACTAAACTGGAGAGGACAGATGCAGTCTGTTCAAATATTTTTTCCAAAATTTACCAGACCAACTAAAGAAGAAGTAACATTTGAGATTAGAAAACTATATCCGGGAGCAAGAGTATTGTCATTCAATCCTTCATTGAAAGACCCAACTAAACCATTACTATATACAGGAGATACACAATGAAACCTGAGGAAGTTGAATTAAAAAATCTTTCTAAGATTTTTGAATATGAAAAACTTTCAAGAGAAGTTGATACATGTAATGACATTGATGAAATACGAAATGTTGCAAAATCATATATTAAACTACTCTTTAAGTTTCAAGAAACTGTATCGAATATGAATTTTAAAGATTTATAATTTATGGCTGAAAAGCATTATAAGGGTAATCCCAATCTAAAAGCAGAAAATGTTCAAATAGAGTTTACAACTGATCAAGTACAAGAGTACTTAAGATGTAAGCAAGACCCTGTTTATTTTGCTGTTAACTATATAAAAATCGTATCACTTGATGAAGGATTAGTTCCTTTTGATATGTACGATTTTCAGAAAAATTTAATTGAAAATTTTCATAATAATAGATTTAATATTGCCAAATTACCTCGTCAGACTGGTAAGTCAACTACTGTGGTTTCATATTTACTTCATTATGCTTTATTTAATGATAATATTAGAATTGCTATTCTAGCAAACAAAGCAGAAACTGCTAGAGAACTGCTAGGAAGATTGCAATTATCATATGAAAACTTACCAAAGTGGTTACAGCAAGGTGTTGGATCTTGGAACAAAGGTTCGTTAGAATTAGAAAACGGAAGTAAAATTATAGCAGCATCAACATCTAGTTCTGCTGTTCGTGGTAACTCATTTAATATTATTTTCTTGGACGAATTTGCGTTTATCCCAAATCATATCGCAGAGCAATTCTTCTCTTCTGTATATCCAACTATTTCTTCAGGTAAAACCACTAAAGTAATTATCATCTCTACTCCCAATGGGATGAATATGTTCTACAAGCTCTGGCATGATGCAGAGAGGCAAAAGAATGGTTATATACCTTTAGAAGTTCATTGGAGTGCTGTTCCAGGTAGAGATGTTT